AAAATAGCAATTTCTCTAATGGTTAGACCCGAAATTGAAGAACCCGCCACAGTAAATTTGAAATCAACGACATTCAAATCGGACAAAGAATTAACTGTAGCAATAACATTTGACAAGGGTACATCTAAGTTTGTAGCAACGGGACTTGTAGAATTGCCTCCTAAGCCTATTCTAGCCTTCGTGTAGGTGTCTTTGAGGTGCGTGGCTATGGCCTGTCTTGTTGAATCTGTAATCAATACTCTACCTCCCTTACTGTTGTGGTTGTTATTGTGCTACCCGATGTGCCGAATCCCATTTCTAATCCGAACCCAATTTCTTCCACGAACCCTATACTAAAAGAACTTCCGCCCGAAGAAACTCTTGTCTGTATTACCAAACGGCGTTCATTGATTTTGATACTATCCAAGAAGGAAGCATTTTCATTTGCTTCTGCTAATTCTTTTGGTCTAAGTAGAGTCCTATTCTTTCTAGTACGAATTAACAATTCAGCGAATCTATCTTCTAGCCCTTTAGAGAATCTTCCTAATTGCAATTTAACGAAGCCATTAAACCCATGCTCCATCTCCAAAATTATGTATTGGTTTTTCTCTATGTTTTCTCTAACTAACTCTAAAGAAATAATGTCCCCTGCTCTTAGGTGAGAAATTCCCTTCTGCCCTATTTCTATAGTTATCCTTTGATTTAATCTTGAATGTAATCTTAGTAATGCGGTTGCTTTTTTATCTGCATCTTGTTGTGTAAAAATAGTAGGCTCGTCTATTTCTAAAGTTTTCTTTCCTCTCCACCTAATGCTTCTTAAGTTTCTTTTAGTAGAAACATGAGCATCCCCATAAACAATTATTTCATTGAAGAAATCAAACAATACATCGGACTTATTAAAGTCACCAATTTGAAACTTGTTGTTTCTGTCTGTTATGAATATCTTTGGATTGAAGGTAGAATTAGTTTTATTTCTAATTGAGAACGCATCATTTTCGTAAATTAAAGCCTTATCCTTTCTTTCCAATACATAATTTATTGAAGAAAACAAATCAGTGCTTTGGTAATTTGGTGCTAAGAAAAGAGGATAATCATTAGTATCCGAGAAAGAATATTCTATGTCATTAGTTTCTAATAAATCGTTTAGGATACTTTCTGCCTCACTGCAAACATTGACCACGGAACCAATCATGGCTCTCTTTGGTCGTATCTTAACATTCTTTGATGTGGTTACGGAGAAAGTTTCGGACATGGAAACTATACCTTTCATAGTTTTCATTTCACCAAACTCTACATATGCACCGCCACTAGCACCTATGTATTGAAATTCAGCCGAGGTTTTGTAGGTTGTATCCCCATCGGATAAGCATAAAGAATAATTCTTTTCATAGTAATTAGCCGAATCAGCAAATACATTATAAGAAGCGGTATGGGTTCTCGGTACTATTTCATCTCTACTTCCACCTAATGCTTGCATATCGGGGTCTACTAGAACATACATAGATAGTACCGCTTCATTGTGTCCTTCGTTACTGTAAGTATAAGTTGAACCTACTAAATTACCTCTACTACCCGAACCTTTGAGAAGCAAGTAATCCTTTGTGCCTTGATAGGTTTTCTCTTCAAATGGTATTTTGGTATATTCACTAGATAGAGTATTTAGTTTAATTCTGTTGGGGGTAAAGTTGTAAAATGTAGTTTCGTTAGGTTGCATGACTCTATAATATTTTCCTGTTAAATTTTTATCTACTGTTATGATATGAGTAAGAGTTGAGGTATTTCTATCTATTGCATGGCTCAAAACATATGCTAACTCATGGGGCATTGAATTATTTATTCCCTTAGGATTTGCCGGATAACTAGCATTTTGGCTATAACCTGTAGAATATTCAGCCACATATTCGGAGGCTAAATAGCACCCTGTTAAGTCCTTTACTAAATCTAGAATTTCTGTACCTGTTATTTTGTATTGGTAGGCACTATCACCATTAGGCATATTTATTGTGGTTTTAGTAACTGTGCCTAGAGTACTATCTAAATTAAGTCTAAACTTAAACCCAATAAATACACCATCAGCGTCATTAGACTGAGCCGTTCTTTCTGTAGCAATACTATTTTTGAATGACATAAAATTGCTAGCACTACTTAATCCCATATTCATAGTAGTAATAGCCAAAGAGTACTTTCTTAAGTGAGTATTATTATTAGCAGGAAAAGTAGTTCCTTTAGTCATCATTTCATTATTGAGGCTAATACCATCCTCTACAGAAAATCTACCCAAGAAAACGCCATGCAATTGATTTTGAAATATGGTATCAACAGTACTACTATCGGAATTTGGTAAAGCGTCTACCTTACTCAGCCAAGTACTAGGGTGATGTGCGCTTGTTGAATTTCCTACTCCACCATCAACACCACCCGCTACGCCATCATTAAAACTCAAAGGCAAGATTAGATTAGAAAATTGATTAGAATGAATAGCAGTATTTTGTGGTGTAATTAAAGTATTACTTGCACCAAAAATAGAAATAAAGTCACTAGAAGTAGGAGCATAAGCATCATTATGCACAACTCCTTTCAAGAAATTAATTTCCTTTTCAAAGTTTAAGAAACTGCTTTCTCCACCGTGGCCTTTAATAGTAGTCCGATACATTGTATCAACTTTGTATAAAGTCCCCGTATATTGGGAACCGCCGTTAGTAGGCACAGGGGCTAAATCTAAATTAATAACTGTCACGGAACTTTGATTACCATTAACAGTACCAATAAAATTACGGTTAGAGTCTACTAAAATGTCATTATCACTTACTGAAATAGCCGTACTAACTCCTATTTGAGAAGACCCATAAGAAACTACAGTGCAACTTAAAGAAGCAAACGAATGATAATAATAAGTTACTTCGGGTATGGTTCTATTTTCGGCAGGAGGTTTTTCGGGGTTAAATTGATTGAACGCTACATCAAATACTACCTCAGTCAATCTCATTATTCCTGCTCTTTTCAATTCTGTAATGTTTTTATCAACATCAATGATAGCGGCATCTTCATAACTTTCGTCTGTCAATGCTAGTGATGAACCTTCAGTAGCCATTTTAGATTGTTTTACACTACCGGCAGTTGAGGTCGGTGAAGACATTAGCATCAATTTGAATTTCTTTAAATCATCTTTAGCAGTAACAACTGAACTATTCATCAAACTATCACTTCTATTACTTGTGTATGGAAATAAATCACTGTTGCTAAACAAAAATAGTCTACTTGCTTTAGAATCAAATTGTTCTAAAATATCTTTAACACGATACCTACTACCACCCGATATTGTGGTTGAATCATCTGTTGGGTCACTACTAACAAAAATTGTGGGTTTAGTATGACCGTTTTCATACACATCATAATCAAAAAATAAGGAACCACTAGCAGGAAAGTTCCCTCTCATTTCAATTGGTAAATGCGGAAAACCCACCTTTCTACCAATAACGCTATCATAATAAGTACTAGAATCAATATATGAACCACCACCTATCTTGTAGCCCGAAGCATAATACCCTAATTTACTACCACCTAAGTAAAAATTAGAAGCGTCTTTATTAGAAGTAGAGACTACCGCAGGGGAAACGAAATCAAAAGTACCTTTTTCCATGTGGGAAATTCTATACAGTGGTTGTCCAAACATTTCCGAAGTAGTGCTTTGGACTCCGGTTATGTAAGTAGCCGCTATGTTGAAAATCATCGGTTTATTGTTACCGAAAAACGGGTGCAATAGGCTAACAAATTTACCTCCATGTAAATGCCCACCATTAACAAAGTACAAATCACTAGTATATTTTTCTTCTATAATTGTAGTACTCCTAGTAATAGTATTCAATATACTAACTACTTGACTTGCAGTATGCTCCACGACCCTATCTGTATATATCCTCCAATTGGTGCTAGTACTAGGCTTGACTAACTGAGTAATATATCCTGCAAAAATACCTGCTATGTAAACGGAGTCTTTTTCCGCAGGGCTATTCGCTAGACCATCAACTTCTATGTACTTTTTATTGTCACCAAAAACAACAACGCCAACAGAATTTCCTACTGTGTCAAAGGTGGTATCCGAAGCATCAGCATCATTGTATTCCAATCTTCCTAGTGTCAAAGGAACATAAGGTGCTAACTCAAGTGTAGTCTTTCCGTCTTTAGTACTAGAAGAAACAACTGTGAAATCCATCAAGGTATTTACAGGCTCAACTGATGAATAAGTAGTCCCTCCATCGGATAATACCGCTTGGAATGCTTCATCTTTTCTTATGTTTGTAGGATTGTTAAAGTGGTATCCAATCGCTCTAGTGTCCGTAGAAGCAGAACTACCTACTAAATCCGAATTACTATTGGAAGTATCTACACCACTTTCAAAGAACAATCCCTTTTCAGTTGCACCTGTTAGAGAAGTAGGGAAGATAGAATTCCTATTGTCCGACGATAATGCTTTGGATAATATGTAATTCTTGTTTGAAATTTTCCAAATCTCTTCTGTTTGTGTTCCTCCCGAATCAACCGTAGAGGTAAAAGAAGCAGAAGTTAATGTAACTTGCAAAGGGTCAGTACCGTGGCTTGCGTCTTTGAATCCCTGTACTTGGCCTATGTAGGCCATATTCTTATTTGTGTATTTTACAAATAAGTGGTCATTCACTACAGGCTCTACAGTGACAGATGCTAAAGTAAAGGTAGTGCTATTAAACAAAACAGGAGCAGTACCGACCTTCTCCATAGAATTGTAAGGGCTATTACTAGAATAGATAATATCCTTACTGAAAGAATAGTTTTTATTTACTAAAGGAGAAATTAATTTTGAATAATTGCTACGACCCGATATTTTAGTGAAGTTTTGTCCATGCTCTCTAACAGAATCTATCTGTTCAATATCTCCTTCAAATCTCTCTATCTCAATAGTGTAGGCTCCCTTAAAGAAACCCACAGAGGAAGATGCTTCATACAATGAATTGTCATAAGAAACTGTAAGTGTTTTAGTTTCCGCACTTGAACCCGTTACTGTTGCCTCTAATAGATTATTGAAAACTACCTTTAGGTTACTACTTCTATTATCTATTATCTTGAAAGTTGTCAAAAGATTACCTTTTGATTGACTCCAAGCCCTACGATATAATCTATCTCCCGCAGTTAAAGTGTAAGAAGAAACACTATCAAAGGAAGATTCTGTTTCTAATCTACTGCTTGTTTCAAAGGTTATTGTTTGTTGTTGAGCAGAAAATAAAGCAATTGTTTTCACAATCACCATTCTACTACCTACTTTTACCTCATCCCCTACAGTTAGTAGAGAAGATAAATCATACTCCGTGTCAAAAACATAAGTTTGGCCCGAAGTTAAAGAATTAACCTTAGCCCTTAATGGAAATAATTCGTGTATGTTAGCAGTATGTACTCGGTGTCTTAGTCTCATTAAGTCAAATTCTTTAATTTTAGTTGGTAGGATTCTTTGAGTATCGTATAACTTAGCATCTGCGTAGCCTCCTTTATTTCCTATTGATTCCAAAACTGTAAAGTCCACTAAAGAAAAATTAGTATTTGCCTTTTCGGGAGAATAATTATAGTGAATATATCTGTACGGCCCTTTTAATTCTAAGGTAGCGGCACTAGACGAAAAGAAATTATCTGTATCTCTTCTAGCGTTAAAGAAACATTCATCGTAATCTGTAAAATCATTTGTGGGTAAAGTATTACCTTCGTTGGAAGTAACTGCGTTTTCAGTCGGGTCATCTAAATCCCTTAAATTATCTATAACGCTAGCCTTCATTGTGTATTTACTATAATCTAATATTCTAGTACTAAAGTCCTCTACAGTAACAAAACAGTTTGTTTGAGAAGGTGTAACAGTAGCAGAACCCATATTACTATCATCGTATTTAAGATAATATTTTTTATTGTGGTCTAATTCGTTTTTCTTATCTAGCCTATCATCAAAGAAATAAAAGATAGGTCTTGCAGTAATATAGGTTTTATTATATCTGTAGCCGCCTGTGATTTCACTATTCAAAATACCTGCTGAAACTGCAATAACTGATGTATCAGTTTTAGTCGGCCCTTGAAAAACCATAAATTTAGTGTCTCTAGGAATTTTAGTACCAAGTCTCGGTTCAAAATCAAAACTATCTCCCGATACATCATCTGTACTTATCTCAGTTATTCTAGCAAAATGATGAGTTAGTGCATCATCGGAATAAATCAAAACAAACCATTCGTTTGCTTGGCTAGATATGGGGGATATACCATTGAGCCTTAGTCCCGTTTCGGAATTATTATCATAACAATGGATTTTGTATCCTTCTGTATTGCTCAAATTAGAATATTGATGCCCTGCGGAATCTCCACTTTGCAATCTCTGTACGAAAGTTTTTGAAACGGGGTCATCTTCTGTGCAGATATAGGCAAAGAGTCTGTTTGTAGTGGCTACAGTAGCCGAGTCTACAAGAAGAGGGTTCGTAGGGCAATTGAAATTAATGTTGTTTGTAGCATCATCAACCGTGGTAACTACGGTAGGGTTTGGTGATGTACCCTTCCTCATAGCATAAACAGTCATTCGTCCACTTCCTCAAATCTAAAATAAAGTAAGGCATCCGTAAATCTTGGGTTTAATGAAGTCACATCAAACTGTTCTCTAGCCCCATTAACAAACGCAAATTCATGCAACTCACCCATGAATTGATTGTTGAGTTTGGCCGAATCTGCTCCTGTATTTGCTGAACCGTTAGCCCCTAAATAAAAGTCTTCTCTATCAAAAGAAAAGTCAGTGCTTTGAGTGTGAAAGGTACTAGCAACTTCTACCCCGCCATAGTAGATTGTCATTTTCTTATTGAATTGATTGTATGTTGCGGCGACATGATGGACTTCATTTGCGTATAATGGGTTCTTGGTCGTAGGCACTACAAGAGTACTGCCGGTCAAATCGGGAGAGTATGCGCTATCTAAAGTGATAGTGGTAGTACCTACCACCGCTATTTTACCTACCAAAGCAACATCAAAGCCACTTTGAATGTAGAGCAGTTGGCCTACATGGAAATCATTCGTTACGGTTGAAGCAAAGGTTACTGTCGTACCGGAGTTACTTGATATAGCGACTGTTGTAGCGGGTTCATAAGTCACTACACTATCAGCATCAAAGACACTTTTTGCGACAAAGGAAGCCCAAGCAATAGGCTTACCAAAAACAGGAGCAATAACAATAGGACTATCTAAAGTAATAGTGGTGCTATTTAGAGTTAAAGCAAACCGTATTTTATATTGTGAAGGGTTGTTTAACGCATGGTCTGTGACATTTAATAAGGAAAGTTTAGCCTTAGTACTATGGAATATTCTCATTTCATAGTTTTCTTTATCATTATACGCTAGGTATTTGAAAGAAGTATAATTATTTCTAGTAGAACTACTATCAGCAATTGATTTACTAATTCCACTCATTGACCTTTCGGAAGAAGTAGTTGAAGGTACACTAGCCTTCAAAGCATACCCGTTAATATCGTAAGGCGTAAAAGTAGATTCAATAGTAAATGAGTCTGTATGGTTCCAAATACCATAAGTAATATCATCACTAGAACCTCTTGAACCATCTACCCCTTTAGGAATATTATCGCTATAATCTATTTTAACATGAGCATTACACATAACAGGAAATACTAAACTTCTCTGCTTTCCTGTTAAAAGACGGTACATTGTATCACTCCAATGCTTCTTCTATTGTGGTTAATATGTTGCCCGAAGGGAATACTGTGGCTACTTCAAAGTTTAATGAAAAGGCAATATCAATAGTAGTAGAATCAATGGTGCTATTAAAACTACGAACAAAGCCCTTTAGTCCATTAGAATATTCATTGGTGGGGAATGCGTTGGGTTTTGCAACCCCTTGATTATCTAGAGTACCTGTAGTTAATCCTCCTTCCCCTCTAGATGCAAAGGTGAATGGGATTAATTGCGTTGCTCCTGTAGGTGTTCTTTGGGTATAAGAAGAATCTACCTTAGAATCGTAAAGAAAAACTAATTCATTAATGGCTTGGTAAGGTTGAAGTCCCGTAGAATCAATACTAGAATGAATTAATTGAGCAATTTCAATAGCAGTGAAGGTTCTACTAATTGCATTTGCATCATCACTAAACTTTTTCACTATAGCATCTTCTAAAATATACCCATTAACGGTTATTGATTTAGAAGCCATACCTAAATCTAATGCCGCAGTTACAGACTCTCCTTGTAATATTCCACCCAAAGGAACATCTATTGAAGGGATTGTTTTATTTGTTGAAATATCTACACTAGTAGCCTTTAGAGGAATAATGTTCGTAGTCAAGTCGTTACCGTTTGCGCTACCTGCGCCTAATTTTAAAAATACATAGTGGTCAGGCATTTAATCACCCTAATGTTCCTCTTGAAGAGGTTGTTCTATTTACTTCTTTGTTAATCATTTGACCAACCTTAGTAGCAATTTGTCTTAATTCTGTATCGGAGGCTCCTATTCTCCCTTGAACATTGACTGTAATGTTAGTACTGCCTCCACTAGACACCATTTTCCTTGAGTCTTTATTAGAATGTACTCTAGAACCCTGTGGTAGTCTTACCAACTCCGGCCCCTTTTCCCCAACAAGAGAAAGGCCGGAACCTGTTACTCCCCCACCGGAAAAAATACCCATCCCTTTGAATATAAGATAAATTGCACTGAGTATCCCTACAACAAGAAGAATAGGAGAGAGTATCATACTAACTGATAATATGACTCCCGACAGGCCAAGCATTACTAATTTAACAACGACAAACAACATTCCTAAAATTATTGCAAGTTTAAATAGACCCCTACCGTTTTCTTGAATTTTTACATAGATTTTATCAAGTACTGCCGTTATCCCATTTCCTAGTTTTCTCAACGCCATTTCTATATTACCTATCAACAATGCTACAAGACCCGATAAAACAATACCCGCCAAAGCAAGGGCAGAAGAGAGTATAGGTATAAGAAGACCTCCTGCAATAAGAAGAAGCCCCTCTCCAAACGCCATCAATTTCTCCGTAAAAGTGCCGCCTCCACTGAAAACAGAGGCTATCAAACCAATTCCTTTAACAATCAACTTAAAAGAAGAAGCGAATACTTCTTTTAGAGTCTCTAGAATGGTTTTCACTAAATTACTCCATGTTTCAAAAGTTTTAGATTTCATAAAAGTTTTCACTAGGAAAATAACTATCATACCTATTAATAAATATTTAAAAAAGACTCCCATGACAAGACTGATTTTACCTAAAAAACCTAATATTTTTTTACCGAATGGGGTTTTATCATCATCATCATCATCTCCATTGCCCCTAATCCATCTATTAATACCTCTCATAGTTTTTCCTACAGTATCTTTAAAATTCATTAGAGGACGCAATCCTGTAAAGTCCCCAAGTGCTTGCCCTCTAGTCTTAGTATTTCCTTCTTCATCCTTTGCCTTTCCTGTAAAAGCACCTTGAAGATTAGTATAAGAACCCTTTACCCCTCTAAGTAAAGATAACAAAGGGCCACTTTTAGTTTTATCATTTACTTTATCAAATAGTTTACCTATAGTACCGGACACTAATTCTATTCCATTCTTAAACCTAAAAAAGAAAGGAATAAAAGCATATCCTGTCTTAAGAAATGTTTTTAATTTTCCTTCGGGTTGATTTAAAGCATCAGCAAATCTAGTAAATGCGCTCTTTACCTGCTCTGTATTTTCTGTTACTTCTTCTTGAATTTCGGCTACTGCTTGTAGTCCCCTCATCATATTATTTAGAGCAGGTAATAAATTCGCTATTTGAGTACCTAAACCATGTACTTGTTCGGCTAAAACTCTAGTAGAATCTCCACTCATAACTTCGCCTTCTTCATCTCTTGTTCTATTGTATCCGACTTCAATTCTTCAAAGTTTCTATGTATGTATAAAAAGTCCATTACCATATTAGCGGGCATCTTCATTATTTCTAGCGGGCTTATTGATAAGGCTTTACTGAGCGTGTATGTGATTAAGAGAGAGGCAGTAGGAAGGTCTTTTGGGCCTTGCCTAATTGCATCTCTCATTCTTCGTTTTTTTCTCCATCCTCCGAAAAGGCATCCAATGGATTAGGGAGTATTTCTTTTAGTTGATTTCCGATATACGGATTCAAGCGGATTAATTCAATTGTGGTCAAACTTGGTTCTGTTCTAACCACGAATTTTTCGGTCAAGTATCGGTACATTGAATTCAAATCAATATCTACACTTTGTCCTTTTGAGTCTATCTTCATAAGAGTAGTCAAGGCTTTTTCTACTTCTAACCAAGTGGGTTCTCTAACCCAAACCTTGAGGCATTCTTCACTTGTCGGTGACACTTTCAATGAGTGACACTTCTCTTCTGTATGTGCAAAAAGCACTGATTTATCTTTTACTGTATTCATGTTATCCACCTTCATAAAAACTAACAAACAAACAATGTTAGTGGAGTATTTATTCTTCTTCCGTCTTAGAGACTTCCTCCTTTGGCGGTGGAGTTTCCTTCACTGCCTTTGGCTTCCTGCCCCTCTTCTTAGGGGCAGGTTTTGATTTTGCTTTCTCCTGTTCCTCTAGAAGACGCTCACGGTATTGTTTCCTTTTTGTGTAGCGGTCTACACCTTTTACTTCAACCACTTACTCACCCCTGCAAGACCCAATGGGTTTTGACGGTGCAACTGCTTAGGGAGCGTGGGATGATTGTAGCATCTACGGTTACTGCTCCCTTGTCTTCGGGAATAGGCCAAGAGTTTGTAGTCAAGTAATAGTTATCAAACTTCAAACGGATTTGTTCTTGGTTTGGTTTATCAAAGATTAAATCAATCAATGCTCCACTAGCACCCGATTGGTTTTCGTCATTGTTTTTCAACTCATTGAATAATTTATCATCAGTAACTAAAGCACTAAAAGTCAATTCGTAGGTTCTTGTGCAGGAATAGCATCCTTAACATTCCTACTACCAATACCAATGAATCTTTTATCAGTAAGAGTATTGTTCATTGTCAAGGAGAATTGGGTAATTCTCATAAAGTCTTGTCCGAATAAACTAATAGAACCACTTGAAAAGAAGAAAGGCTCCAATAGTTTATCATCGGAAGAGAAATTCTTGAAAGCAGTTTCGTCAGTAACAGACCTTCTAGCCGCATACTTCTCCGTCTTCCCTAGATTGTGAACCTTACGAGGCATACAATCCATAGTCATTTTCAACTCTTCGTTTTCGTTAGCAGTCATTGTAAGAGTGTTTACTCTGTTGCCTGTAGCAATAAGAACAAAGTTAGTATCTTCATCAGCATCAGCAGTATTGGTACTGTAAGTGTTTGAAGATGGTAATTTAGAAAAGACTTGTTCCATAGCAAAGGAAGGCAAATCATCGCCATCCTGCTCTGCAAAGGTGTAGGTAATAGGGTCATCAATAAATCCGTCAGCACCAACAGTAGATTCTGTTAATTGGTCTAAATCTGTGAAGGCATCTTGCCCTTCCAAAACAGGAGGTGTCATTACATTGTTTATGCTTCTGTAAAACAACGGCCCTGTGTCAGTAAGGGTAGTGTTTTCCAAATAATATTTATTTTCGGAGGATGCGTTACCTGCGAAGTCACTAGTAGGGTTAGTACCCGTTGCAAGAGTAGCACTAATAGAAGAACACTTACCAAAGAAATAGTACAACCAAGCACCATGATTAGCAACAATACCAATGCTTGCGTTACCTGCCGTTTCTATTCCTTTGTATTGGTGGGTAAAGTTTCTGCTTCCACCCACAAACAAATTCTGTTGTTTGAATTCTACATCAACAGAAGGGAAAGTTAAGGACTCTACAATACCCAACCAATTGTCAGCATTTAGATGTTTTAGATTTGAAGTACCACTAGTAGCAGGACAAGGTGCGCCATATCCTTTTAGGTGGAAAAAGTCAGTAGCAGGAACAATAGTCTCTGTTATAGCAGGGTGAAAAGTAATGGTTGTAGAATCATTAGTTGTTACTCTATGTAAAGAAGTTGTGGTTGAGCCTGTACTTGTACCTAGACTATTAGAAATAGTAATTTCACTTGTAGTATGAGCCGTACCGTCTAATTCTGTCTTAGTTGTAGCAGTAGTTGTCCCTGCATGAGTATTAGTAACCGTAACTACTGCGCCGCTTCTCGTAGCACTAATGTTACTAAGAGCGTTTACTGCCGCAGTAAAAATAGTAGCATATTCTTCTCTAGTGTTGTTAGCGGCGGGAGAAATGTCTGCTTCTTCGGTAGGGCTAACAACACTATAACTAGCCGAAGTATCATGGTCTAAAAATACTGCGGCAGGTGCGGCAGTGTCTCCTTCGCTTGGTTGGACTTGGAATACAACTGCTAAATCATCATAATCCGCTTTAACATCGGAATTAAAAGTAATCGTAGTTACTCCCTCAGTGTGTGTTGTACCTGCCCCCACATCATGAAATTCCAAAACACAACCAACATAAAGGTCATTGACCAAATCAAAATTGCCTGTAAAATTACCATGCAGAGTTAATTTATTTCCTTGTCCCGAAGGAAGTGCGAGGTTTGTATCGGTTAAAGCCGTAGCCTCCGTTTGGTGAGGTTTCAAATAAATATCTACTTCGGGAACAAAAGTTACCGATGTGCCGCTTCCTAAAAATACATTTGTGTTACTCATATTCTCTCTTCCTTACAAACAAACTCATGGGAGTAGTGAGCGACGATTTGCCGTTAAATTAATCTTGTATCCGAATAATCGTTTTGCCCTATCGTTGGATTCGCTTCTAGCACCAAAAAATAGTTGATTAAAACATGAATTATCCGAAGATTCGTACCCCCTACGCTTGCTCTCAATTGCGTGACGAGTTATCAAGTATAAAGCCCTTAGCCTATCTTTGCCGAAATCTGCATCTGTACCGGCTCTTTCATCATGAACCGTTCTAATATGTAGTGTAAAATTAAAAACCTCTCTGCGGGTGTCATAGAATAAAGTAGGATAGATAATTTCATTAGAATCCTCAAAAACAATAATTACATCTTTAGAAGAGAGGTCATATCTAACACCCTTATTCTTCTCAATAGAACGAACATCAATTAAACTAGGCTTTCCCGAATGAGAAACATTTATTGTACCTGCACTAACTAAAGTTGTTGCAGAAGTAGACCATTGGTTGTCTAATAAATCAATTACTAAACTAACTTCATCCATTAATTGCCGCCTCCACTTGTTCTATTATTAGTTTTTCCATGTACTGAATGTATGCTTCTTCTGCATTTTTGATAAGTTCGCCATTTGTAAAAGTTAAATCTACTCCTAATAATCTTGAAACTTCTAACATCTGTATGTTTCTTTGTTTTTCTCTCACTAGAAAATCATTAAAAACCTCAGTTGCCTTTCTAAATGACATATCAATCAATCAAATATACTAAGTCTTTCTTACCGTCTAAGATTTCCATACCTTCTTTTCTTAGAATATCGTACTTTTCCTTAGTGGAAATATTAGCACCCGTTTCAGCAATAAGAATAGTTTGGTCATCGTGCCGTAGTATTTCTGCCGCAACCAATTTAGTAGCGGCTTCATGAATTGCAGAAGGCACTCTTCCATCACCTGCAACGAAACTAACAATAACTGAATTTTTTCTGTGGTAAGGATACTTCTTATTGAAGAAAATACGACCATCACTACCCATCATCCAAAAGTCTCCTAGTCTTTTCATTTCCTGCTTGTCAGTAAAATTAACCACTACACTATCGGAAGTTTGCCCCGCTTGGTCTGTGACTGTAAGAGTACAATCCGAACCATCCTCGCCTTCTAACAGACTAGAAATATGGACTAAGGTTCCGTCTTGACTATCAGTGTAAGCATAGAAAAAATCGGAAATAGAATATCCACTAGTCAAAGAAGTGTTTGCCTTTTCAGCAGTGGCTCCCGTAAACTGTGCAGTCCTAGCAGGAAACTGTTCGTTAATCAAAGCAACAATTTCCTTTGCCGTAGTCTTTGCTCCAAAATTTAAATTGAATGTCTGTGTGGCCGACTTACCGCCTTCCCCACTATAAAACAAATCCCAAGAATCTACTGAATTAGGTAGAGTTAAGGTTAGTTTTCTTATCTTATTGTATTTGGAAGTGTCCAAACTAATACTCGCTTGAGCAGAAGCCAACTCTCTATAATTGGTTCCTTCCCAAACTTGAAGGCTGATAATCTTTCTAACTTTCATTTGGTTTAATTGAACAAACCCTACATAGCCACTATAGTAAGAGTTTATTGGGTGATGGGTAAATTCAAAATCACGAAACTCATCCTTCCAAATAATAGGTCTAAAGGAACGATTTATCATATCATCAATAATCCCTTCTGTTCTTTTAATAATAGAACCTATTTGTGCGTCAGTAGGATTGGTTACAGAAGTAAAAGCAGGTATCTGTAGTAAATCCGAGACTGATGTTTTATCAGTATAAAACCCACGGCCTTGAGAGTAATCTACATTTATGTTGGTATAGTCACTAGGGGATGATGATACAGGCATAATTAGACCTCCAATGCGTCTTCTAAATCACTAAGATTAGAAATGATTTCGTAAAAGAAAGCGAGTACCTTTTCTCTAGTTTCTGTAATTTTCCTTTGGTTTTGATTGAATATTTTATCTCTCAACTCTTCTTCTCTTGTTTGCCTTGCTTTGGGAGTAAGGTCTTGGTATTTGGCTCTAGCACTTCCACTTAATTCATCTTTCCAAGCATCGGGTTGTTTTAGATTAATTCTGTCTTTATCTATAAAATCTGGAAAGGGAATATTCGTTGATACTCTAGGTTTAAGCAAATTGTCTTTCTTAGTTCCACCCGCAAGTCTAGGCAAAGGTGGCTTAGTAAATCTAATTCTACCATATTCAGTAAATACTAAATCGGCTAAAATTTGTCCTCTATCCGATTTAGGCTTAATAGTACATTCAACCTGCATCAGTTTAGTAAAATCGGTTAGATAATCTATGAAATTATTTTTTTGGTTGTCAAATATAGCACTTAAAAATAAATCAGCCCATGCTTTTCTGTTTAAGTTTTCCTTTAGTGTTGCTACTACTTCTTCAATTGCAAATTCACCCATTTCTTCTACATGAGTTACTTCTTCGTAATCAAAGTATTCCTCTACTTGGTCTTCATCTAGATTACCTTCAACTACAAGTTTACCATTGACTACCTTTAAGGTAGCAAGAGCCACTGTGTCTGTAAATGTATTAGGGGATAATTGCTTATGTTGGTTTAAATAATCATCAATCCATAGTTTACTAGGTTTGTATCTTTCTAATACTCTTCTTGTAAATGGTATATCGCTGAAAGATATTTTATTGTTTTCTACTTCCATGTCATCTAAAACAGTATCATACAATTCATCAAATTGCGTATTACCCGTTTCTTTAATTGCGTCTTCCAACTCATCTAGTGATATTTTTTCACTAGGAGTTGTTAGCCTTTCATATGCAACAGTTTCTTCACCCATAGATAGTAATTTATTTCTCTTATCAGTATTAGCAATGTCTTTAATTGTAAAATTCATCTTATCAACAAGTATTGGTATCTTCCTGTCAATCTGTACTATTTTATCCAACTCCGAAAATTTCTTAGTTTTTAGATTTGCTAATTGTTCTCTAAATTCTTTTTTAGCATCATCAACATTAAACTCGTAGTCCGAACCCCTATTCAAATCTTCTAAATCCTCAATCTTCTCATCCAATTCTTCATCCGAAGAAACAGAAGAAACCTCTGTATTACCGTAGAACAATTTTTTCAATAGCGACAATTCGCCATATTTCACAACATCAAAAACTTGACCTGTATTGTTTAAATGAATCGCATTGTCAAGTTGTGGAATAAATCGCATTGTCAATCCTCACATTAACCACTTTGCCCATGCCGCACCCTTTTGGATAGCGGAGCCTAAATGTAATCCACTTTTAGGAGGCTCGTAACTAGTTTGCCCTGTTTGTGGGTCTACCCAAAATGGCCTACCGTATCCATCTGTACCGCTTGGTGGTATTGGATAGCCACTACCATTATTCACTGCACCTTGCATTTGGTTATATTGTTGAGTTTGTCCTGTAATGCCCGCTACCGCCATACCTGCTGATGGAGCCATTGCTTGTTGGTATCCTTGTTGAGGGGAAGTAAATCCTTGTGATTCTAAATACTGTTTCTTAGCCATCTTTCTTTGGTTGATTACTTCTGTATCAACCGCTGAGTGAAGAATTGCATTAATATCTAATTGAATATTTTCAGCAGTAATCTTTTCATATTCCCTTAAACAATCGGGATGAACAGTGGTTTTACCTGTAGTAGAATCTTGAATGAATTCTAATTTAGCCAACATTTGACTTACGACTCTTTCTGTAACATCTTCCATTAGTTTTTCTAATGCTCCTAAAAATTGCGCTCCGTGATACTGAAAAAATTCTTCCACATGGTTATCTTGCAAAGAAAGTAAATTATTTACATTCTTGAATTGTTGGTCATTTTGAGCGTTTACCGCACTTAATACTGTTCCATTGCTTGTTCCAAATACCATATTATTCACCTTTTCCTTCTATTAAAAACTGCATTCTTTCTAATGATGTACGCATTTCTTGTGATAGTCTAACTACTTCTTCGGGAGGTGTTTCTTCTGCTTTATTAGTAGGGGGTTT